ATGCAGATGGAGAGTATCCCGGTGAGCTGATTGACCAGCGCAGACCTGCCGAGAGTGACGAGATTAAGCACTACCGCAAGAAGATCTTTGTGCCTATCACGAAGCCAGTCTTCACGAAGGTCTACAACTCGCTGATGAAGATTCGCAAGAGTCAAGATTGGATGGTTCAATTCCCTGCTGAACTGCCTGCCGTGATTGCTGAAGACGAGAGTCCTGAGAAGTATCTCATGTACAAGATGCCACGCAACGGCAGTATAACCAACTGGATGTTCAGCGTGTGTTTCAAGCAGTATCTCATCGATGCGAATGCTGCGGTGTTGACTCTTCCTACCAATTGGGAGAAGCAAGACAATCAATACTACGAGCCGTACCCTATGATCTTCAATTCAGAGGATGTGCTTGACTACAAGGAAGGCTTGTACTACGTGCTGAAGGAACATGATGAGGACAAATATTGGGTGATTCAGCCTGACATCATTCAGATATTTGAGGTTAAGGACTACGCAGTGCGTGAGGTGTTTCAGATGCCGAATGCTTTGGGGTACATCCCAGTGCGTCATCTATACGGCATGACCATCGAGAACTACAAAGACCGTGCGTTGTACGAGTCTCGTATCAGTGGTATCGTTCCTAAGATGAACGAGGCTCTGCGTGAGTACAGTGACTTGCAAGCTGAAATCGTGCAGCACATACACTCGACCATGTGGTCTATGCAGCCTCAGCAGTGTGGTCGATGCAAAGGTCTTGGAGAGATACCAAAGGAGAACTCAGCACCTATAAAGTGTCCGTCTTGCTCAGGCAAGGGTCTATTGCCACTCAATCCATTTGAGCATCTTGTTCTACCTGCACCAAGAGCTGGAGAGCCTGCAATACCTACGCCTCCCATCGGCTATGTACAGAAGCAGACAGATATCGCCAAGCTTCAGGAGGAACGCATTCGCCAGCATATCTATGATGCTCTCAGTGCTATAAACATGGAGTTCCTTGCTGAGACACCGCTGAGTCAGTCAGGGGTTGCCAAGCAGGTAGATCGTGAAGAATTGTACTCATTCGTGCATAGCATTGCTGAGGACATCGTGCGTATCATGGACGAGATCATCTACGATATCTGTGCGTGGAGATATTCAGGAGTGACGAGCGATATCCGTGCGCTGCTGCCATACATACCAGTGCCTGAAAGGTTCGATATGCTATCGGGCAAGGTGTTGGTGGACGAGCTTACATCTATGGTCAATGCAAAGGTTGACCCGGCAATCATCAACGCTGCTCAGATAGAACTTGCAGGCAAGAAGTTCAACGATTCAGAGGTGAAGGACTTGGTGGTACTCAAGCTGAAGCTTGACCCATTTGCAGGAGTGCCGGAGGAGAACATCAGTCTGCAAAGGATGTATAACGCTATCGACCAGAACGACCTCATCATACACGCTAACATCAATAAATTCGTGACCAGAGCTTTGGAAGAGGTGCAGGACTTCGCTAATCTCAGCTACGCTGACCAGATGGCGGTCATGCTGCGATATGCTCAGGAGCGAAGGGCATTGCCTCCTCCTGCCCCGACTCCTGCTGATGCTGGATTGTAATGGCTACCCAAGCACAAATCATAGAGAAAATCACTGAACTCATTGAGATGCGTGTCTCTCAGTGGGCAGAGCGTATGCCTACGATTCAACGGCAGTCCTATGATGTTGTGCTGAACCTCACCGCAGACCTCGATACCGATGCTGACGGCAAGATCAAGCCGACTGCCAAGAACATCAGAACAATTGCACGTATTAAGGATGAGCTGAACAGAGTCATCTTCGACAAGAAGTACCAAGAGGACCTTGACCTATTGTTGGATGACTATGATGAACTCACCAAGCTTCAGAACCAATACTTCACTGCTACGGTGGGCAAGTTCAAAGTGCCGACCGTGATGGAGCAGATTCAGTCGCTGGCAAAGGAAGCCGTAGTCGAGCAGCTTGGTCAGGATGCCATTGGAGTGAACTTCGTGGACCCGGTCAAAGACATACTTGTGAAGAACGTGACAACTGGTGGTAGCCGTGCAGAGTTCATCGAGCAAGTCAGGGAGTTCATGCTCGATACCGATGCTGGAGATGGGAAGCTTGTCAAGTATACCAAGCAGATTGTCACCGACTCGCTGAACCAATATTCAGCCAACTATAACGCAGTCCTGACGGATGATCTTGGATTGGTTTGGTACAAGTACGATGGCAGCCTTCAGGAAACCAGCCGACCCCTCTGCGATGCGCTTATACAAGCAAAGCGTTCCGGGTGCATGGAGTACATCCACCGCAGCCAGCTTGAGGACATTGTGAATGGCTATGTATGTGGGGAGCGAGTGCCAATCTATGAGAAGACTGGACTGCCACAAGGGATGATTCCCGGCACGAACGCTGCTAATTTCCGCATCAATCGAGGAGGTTACAACTGCAATCATGCACTGTACCCGGTCAGCGCAGCGGTAGTGCCTAAGAAACTGCGTGACGAATTCGCTAATTTGTAATGTATATTTGTAAAGTATGGATCAGAAATTCTGTAAAGTAATGCGTGACGGCAAGGAGTGGTTTCAATTCCCTGCATCAAATGAGAATGAAGTCAGGATAATGTTGATGAAGCAAGGCATCGATGGTGTCTGCGACATCCTGCCAGTCAATTCTGAGGTCAAAGTCATCAAGGAGACTGTGATTGATATGAGTAAAACCAAGCCGAGCAAATCGGAAAAAACAATATGAATTTAGCTGAATTTATCCAATCAATTGCTGACCGTGTAGGTATCGACAACGCTGACGAATCATTGAAGTCAGTGGTCACAAATCCTGCGCTATCAAGCGTGCAAGTTCCGTCTACTATTGCCTCTGCTATGCAGAGCAAACTCATGACAGAGGACGAAGCCAAGTACAATCCAGTAGTGAAGAAACACTTCACGGCTACTGCTTTGTCGACCATTGACACCAAAATCAAAGACGTACTTGAATCGTATGAGTTCGATGACGAAACCAAGTCAGCAATTCTTGGCGAGCAATCTACTTACAACCGTATACCGTTACTGGCGAAAGCAATATCGGATGCAAGAGAGAGAGCGATCACTGCGACTGGAGGCGAGAAGAAAGCGTTGGTTGACAAAATCAACGAACTCACTTCACTCTACAATGCAGAGAAAGAAGCTCGCAAGAAGGATGTTGAGAGCGTCAACTCACAGTGGCAATCTCAGTTGACCGACAAGGAACTGCAAGGTATGTTCGGTAGTTACAACTATGCACTCGACCTGGACAAGGAGGTGACCATTGCAACTGCACGCAACCTTTGGGAGAAGAAGCTAAGAGAGAAGGGAGGCAAGTACCAATACACTGCTGACGGATTGAAACTCGTCAACGCAGAAGCACCTGACCTGCCATTCACAATCGACAACAAGCAGATAGACATAAAGACATTTACGGAGTCCGTGCTGGCTGAGGCGAAGCTGCTAAAGGTGAATAACCAAGCACCTACGCCCACGCCTGCCGGAGTACCGACACCGACACCACTGCCGAACAAACCAGTATCTCCTGCTGCTAAGAATCAAATCAGCAAGGCACTGGCAGACTTCCGTGCAGGGTCTCAATAAAAACAATCGTAGTCGTGATAGGGCAATAGCCAAAAATTACAAAGGTCGAGAGACAACAAAGCAGGGCGCAAGCCAACACAAGAGTGAACTAAAAATTAAACTTCAAATTATCCTCAAATAAAATGGCAAACGGATATTGCGAAGCTCTGCTACTCCATCTCGAGTCTATTGCAGGGCAAAACTATCCCGGACAAAAGGTAACTGTACCGGGTTTCTTGAATATGTTGGTGACTTCACCTGATCGTCCTTCTCCTATTCAGGAAGGCTTCACTGGTGGTCACTATCGCACGGTGAATGTTAAATATATGCCACGCACGGTGGCTGCTCAGGTGTCTACTACTGACTCCTGCGGTATCGACCTGCAGCCTGCCTACAAAGAGACGAGCGTGAGCGTGAACAACGTGGCTCAGACTGGTCTTTGGATTGCTGATGACACTGTTCGTCAGTATTGCGAAGAGGCTTCACGCACTGTTGCGGTTGGTCAGCCTGCTACTCAGATGATGACTGAACACCTCCGTGGAATCCTTCACGCCATGAACGGTATCTACCAAAAGATGGAGAACGTACTGACCACTCAGATGGCTTCTTCATTCGGTAAGCACGTTGCTACTGGTTCTGCTACTGCGGTGACCGTGAATATCGAGCAGGACGGCAACCTCAACGATCTGGGAACTGGTCTGACTAAACTTCTGACTGATGCTGCTTCTAACGAGTTCTGCGGGACCCCCGCATTTGTGGGGGCATTGGGTAGTTTGATGCATGCATATAGCATTCAGAAGAACCAAAACGCTCTTGCGCAAGCAATCGGATTCGACCCCTCTGCTCTTGCAGCTAACTTCCAGTTCTTCCCCAGCGGTCAGACTGGTTCTACTTGGGGTGCGCAGCACGTAGGTATGTTCGCTCCTGGCAGCGTTCACCTGGTTGAGCGTCTCGATAACGTAGGTAGCTTCGCTGGCGCACGTGGTACTTCATTCTTCACTACAATCGTGGATCCTCGCACTCAGTGCTGGACTCCGAATGGTCTGGGCAATATCAGCTTCGACCTTCAGGTGAAATATGTTGATTGCCCCGAAGATGCAAGCAGCCTGCCTTCTGGCTACGCTAATACTGAGTCCTTGACCGGTCGTGGTTATGCTCTGTACATAAAGAAGCGTTACGGCTTGTTCGTGACTCCGACAGATGCTTACGATGGCGGTGACCGTCTTGCTGGTAGCAACGGAACTCTGCGTTATGCTATGACAAATTCCTAATTTGTGATGTTGTTTGAGTGGGGGAGTGCTTGACCGTATCTCCCCCTTCAAGCAATCTTAAATCCCAACTATGGCTCACTGCTTAGACAACTACATAGGATTGCGTGGCTGCGGTAGCACCACACCCCCATCGGGATTGTATGTCAACGACCTGCCGGGAATGAGCTTGGAGAACTTGGTCACGCTGACCAATACTGACGAGCCTACCTACTCAGATATCTGGACTATGGTGCAGACTCGTGCGCAGCAGAGGTTCAGTCTTGATGTCAGGCAGGAGATGGGAAAGCACTACAAGCTCAACACACTAATGCAGGGCATCAATGTGGGCAATGATGTGGGGAGTCTTGCAACGAGTTTGACTGCACCTTATGCTGGATTCACGATTGAGTTGATAGACCAGAATTATGAGTTCGTGCCTTCTCCGTTTGCGAGTATTCACGTGCAGCAGATTAAGTTCTACTGTGACGATGATGTGAATGGAGTTTTGTTTGAGATATGGGATTTAGACATACCGACACCGGGTCAAGGAAAAGTTAAATGGACCAAGACTGTTGATATAGTTGAAGGAGAAAATATAATCGAAGTCAATCAAACATTCCACAATCTATACATCAGTCCTTCGTGGAGACTTGCAGTTGTGGTAGATGCTCAAGCATTGACTGGATTAATGTTTGACATGAATCTGCCATACAATCGTTCTATGATGTCTTGTTGCGATGTAAGGGTGCAGGGCTTTACGTATGATGGAGCAAATAATTTCGGCAACAACACTTACGGAGTCAGCGGTATCTTTAGCATCGTCTGCAACTGGGATGCGATGATATGTCAGAATAAGACATTGTTCAGCCGTGCATATTGGTACTTGCTGGGCATCGAAGTCCTGACTGAGCAGTTGTATAGCAGCAAGCTGAACCAGTTCACAACGGTCAACTTGCAACGATTGAATGACCTCAGAGCAGAGTACCAAGTCGAGTACAACAAATCATTGGAGCAGGCAGCATCGGGATTGAAACTCTCCTGCGATTGCTGCATCGAGTGTAACGAATCAGTTCAACTGCGTGAAGCAACACAATTCTATTGATATGAGAAACAAA